TTATTGACCAACAAGTAAATCCAGTAGACGCATCTGGTGTACCTTGGTAAACAATAATAAGGAATAGTCATGTCAGACCTAGAGCAAGCTATATCGCGTTTAGAGTCACACGAGCGTGAGTGCAGCATTCGTTATGAAATGATCCAAATGCAACTGGATGCACATAATCAACGCTTTGACAAACTAGAACGAATGATGACAGGTGGATTTGCGTCTATTGCTGTCATCGTTACTATGGCTATTGGCATCTTGGAGTTTGCTAGATGATTGAGTCGCTTATAGGGCCTGTCACAGGGCTTCTAGACAAGTTTGTGCAGGACAAGGACCAGAAGGCTAAGTTGGCCCATGAAGTTGCTACAATGGCTCAGAGACACGCTCAGGAGCTTGCTAAAGCACAGCTAGAGGTTAACAAAGTAGAAGCAGCACACAGGTCCTTGTTTGTCTCTGGCTGGAGACCTGCAGTAGGCTGGTGTTGTGTCTTGGGTATGATGGGTAACTTTATGGTTATACCGTTTACCAACTTTGTACTAGCTCTGTTGGCTATTGAAGTCACTATACCACTCATTGACCTAGAGACTATGATGCCTGTACTAATGGGTATGCTTGGTCTTGGTGCTATGCGCTCTTATGAAAAAACCAAGGGCGTATCGAGGGAAAAGTAAATGGCAAGATACGGTGACATCTTAGAAATAAATGGACAGCTTGTTGAGTTTACCCCTGTTGGTTACATGCCTGTAAAAGGTAGGGAAGGTATGCTTACTAAGCCTGCTCCTACTAAACAACCAGCGCCTGCTCAGACTGGTCCTATTGGTATGCCTAGTACACCACCTAAGCAGATGCCCGGAGAGTCTGGGCCTTTTGATCCTAATGCTCCAGTGCCGACTCCTGCCCCTGCTCCAGCACCAACGCCTGCTCCTACTCAAACAGGACCCATCGGCACACCCAGTACGCCTCCTAAGCAGATGCCCGGTGAGTCAGGACCATTTGACCCTAACGCTGCACCTCCTGCACCAGCAATTGAAATAGCGCCTCCCAAGCCGCTTTTGGAAACCAAAGGTGATGAGCCTGAAGTAGAACTTGCGCCACCTAAACCGCTACCAGATACTAAAGGTGATGGAGAAGCAGAAGAAGTTGCTCCTACTACTACATTTACGTTTTTTAGTGGCGCTGAACTTGGTGAAGCAAGTCCAAATGTTTTGTATGGAAGGGGCGAAGCAACTCAAATAACTCAAGACGAGCTAAGAGAGTACTTTGATGGTGAAGGCTCTGGCATACTACGGGGTGTCTTTGGAGACTTCAACAACTACTTAGCCTACATGACTGAGCGTGAACAATTGATTCAAGCTGGTGACTACGACGTAGGTGACTGGGACGAGTACACAGGTTCGTTGACTGAAGACGAACTAATGATACTTGAAGGCGAAGACCTGACTTTATTCGGTAGTGACGAGTTTTCCGACACTGCTGAACTCTACGGCGAACGTATGCAAGAGCAGTCCTCTGCTTACAATCGTTGGGTCAACTCCGAAGAAAACCAAGCGCTTTTAGAAAAGTACGGCATTGGCGCTACTGTTTACAATACCGATGGTGATACGTTCCGTTGGAATGGCTCTGCTTACGTAAAGACTGAAAAAGTAGATCAAGTAAACTTTACAGAGTACGTTAAAGCAGGCATGGAGCTTGTTGCGAGAATAATGGCTGGTGAAGCAGTAGCTGGTGAAGAGGGGCTTGCTCAGTTACTTGCAGACGAAGCAACTAAAGGAAACCTTGGAGAAACCCTGCAAGTTATTAGCCAAGTGTTCGACAGGTTTGAACAGACGGGTGTAGGCGTAAGCCAAGCTGTTTCAACTCTCAACGACGCAAATGTTATTATGAACATAGCACAAACAGTTGATGAGCTAGAAGAAGAAGGTCAAGAAAGCACTCCAGAACAAATTAACACTATAGCGTCTACAGCAATGGAGGTTGTCAGAGGACTTGACGGACGCGATGGTCGTGACGGTGTAGACGGTGTAGACGGTCGGGACGGCAGGGACGGAACAGACGGCGCTCCCGGAGATCAAGGGCCTCAAGGAGATCAAGGACCCCAAGGCGATCAAGGACCTCAGGGAGATCAAGGACCTCAGGGAGAACAAGGGCCTCAAGGAGAACAAGGGCCTGCTGGAGATCCTGAAAGAATCCGTAGTATGCTTGCGGAGTACATTGACCCTGTGTTGCAGTCCCTTGAAGACGCAGATACAGAAAGAGAAGGCATACAGACTGCACTAGGTACAATAACAGAGCAGCAACAAGAGGCGCTACAAGAGTTTGTACGCCAAGGTGGTATGCTGACTGAACTAGACGAAAATCAGCAGACAATTATTGAAAACCTTGGTGGCGTTAGTAATGTTGTTAACGCACTTAGCGAAAACGTAAGTGGACTACAAGAGGGTTTACAACAAGCCGCCGAAGAACGCGAAGCTGGTTTTGAACAGGCTGCAGAAGACCGAACACGCATTGAACAAGGTTTAATTAGTAGGCTTGAGGAGTTTCGACAAGGAGCAGAAGTAAACCTGTCTGAAACTGAACTACGGGTATTGTCAGAGGTTACTGGTGTAGAAGAACGACTACTACAACAAGCTTCAGAAAACGCTGAAGAGTTTAATGCGCTTTTAGCAGACCAAGGTATACAGTTTGAAGAGGTCACGGATGCCATAAGATCCGACATTTTTGCCTCAGAAGAACGACTGACTGGTCAAATTGGTGGCTTGACAGAAGACGTAGCCCGTGTTGCTGAAGACGTTATACGTGCTGACGGTCGCATTGAAGAGATGTCTGCGGAAAGCCAGAGACGTTATGAAGAGCTTGGTTTAAGCATTGATGAAATAAGCACCGTAATTGGCGTAGACATTAATGCCCTTAGAGAAGACGTGATTACACAAGACATGGCTCTGCGTGAGTTGTTTGAAAACCAAGGACAACAGCTAGAGCAAAGTATTAGCAACTTAAGCGACAAACTAGACCAAGCCGAACAAGGGTTTTCTGTAGACCTGTCAGAAACAGAAGCTAACATTTTGTCTGAAATTACTGGACTTGAGTCAGACTTCTTGCAGACAATAGGTGACCTTGAGGGTGGCTTACGTGGTGAGTTTGGTGGACAGTTTGAAAACGTACAGGGTCAAGTAGAAGGTATAGGCCAACAAGTTGCTGGTGTTGAATCCCGTGTAGGAGAAGTAGAAGAAGGCATTGGAGGTCTAGAGTCACAATTCCAAGAAGGTTTAGAGGGACTCTTGCGGTTTGGTGTAGGCTCTATGTTTGGCCTTGGGCAACAACAACAACAGATTGCACAAGAACAGATGCAACAAGCAGCTATGCTGGCGGCTAGACCACAAATTGCCTCTTTTCGACCACAAGAGTTTGCAGGTTTAGGTTATGAAGCGTATCAAGATCCCGGTATGTTAACACCACAAGAACCAACGGCTCAGGAAAACCTTGCCCAATTGATAGGAAGATTAGCATGACATACTTGAACCTAATGAATAATGTACTGCGTCGGTTGCGCGAAGAAGAAACTACGTCAGTCACTAGCACCACCTATGTCAAAATGGTAAGTGACTTTATTAACGATGCTAAGAAGGTAGTAGAAGAAGCAACTGACTGGTCTGCCTTGCGTGAAACCATTATTGTAACTACTACTGCTTCCGACAACAGTTACTCACTAACTGGTTGTGGCGACAATGTAAAAGTTATGTCAGTTATCAACGACACACAAAATTGTTTTATGGAGTACCGAACTAAAGACTATTTTAACGACCAGTTGTATATCAGCAGTGCAGCAGAAGGTACGCCAAAGTATTACACTTTTAACGGTTTAGACTCTAGCGGTGACACACAGGTTCTCGTAGGCCCGACACCAGACGGGGCGTATACTTTGCGATTTGACGTAATTAAAAGACAAGCAGACTTAAGTGCTAATACAGACTCCTTGCTTGTTCCTGCGATGCCTGTAATACATTACGCCGTGGCTTTACTGGCCCGTGAGCGTGGTGAAACAGGAGGTACGTCAGTTGTTGAGTACTTCCAGATTGCTGACAAGTTTTTGTCTGATGCTATTGCTATAGATGCAGCAAAGCACCCTGAAGAAATGGTATTTAGGACTATTTGATATGGCTCAACAACTGCAAAGTATCAATCTTGTAGCCCCAGCGTTCAAAGGCGTTAACACCGAAGACTCGCCGTTGGCTCAAGACCCGTCGTTTGCAGAAATTGCAGACAACGCTGTAATAGACAAACGTGGTCGTATTGCTGCACGTAAGGGCCACACTGTATTAACAACAAACAAAACACAGCTAGGCACTGGTTCAATAAGGTCTATAAAAGAGTTTAGGGACGACTCCGGAAATACTAAGATTTTTTCTGTTGGCAACAACAAAATACTAAGCGGAACAACAACACTAGCAAACGAAACCCCCGGCAGCTATACAATAACTGCTGACAACTGGAAGATGGTAACCTTTAATGAAAAACTCTATTTATTCCAAAGAGGTTTAGAGCCGTTAGTGTATGACAATGCTAGTAACGCAGTAGCCACGCTTAGTTCTGTATCTGGTGCTAATGGCATGACTAGCGCAAAGTATGGTAACGAAGTTTTAGCTGCGTTTGGTCGCCTTTGGACAGCAGATTTTAGTACTGATAAGTCTACAATTTACTGGTCTGACCTACTTCAGGGTCATGTTTGGACTGGTGGATCTAGCGGCAATATAGATATCTCTACTGTTTGGCCTGATGGTTACGATGAGATAGTTGCTTTGGCAGCACACAACGACAAGCTAATTATCTTTGGCAAGCACAGCATTGTTCTTTATGCGGGAGCAACATCTCCTGCAAGTATGACGCTAGAAGACACTGTATCGGGTGTTGGC